GAAGGAATGAGCGTCCCAAAATTAGAAGAAATTAGATCATTGAGAATGTGGCTAACGTTCCTAAAAGAGCACAACACCAAATATTCTCATTAATAAAAAGGTATAAATGAAAAAATCCCAATTAAAACAACTACTTAAACCTATCATAAAAGAATGTATTAGCGAAGCTCTTATAGAACAAGGGCTTCTCTCTAATATTATCTCTGAAGTGGTCAAAGGTTTACAACCCACCCAAACTATCGTCGAAGCTCAACAGCCAACGCCTCAAATTGATCAAAACGAGATCGAGGCAAAAAGAATGGAAGCGATGGCAGATCAGCAAAGATCTTTAAAAGAGCAAAAGAAAAAGCTCTTAGACGCAGCCGGTTTCTCTTCAAATATCTTTGAAGGAACTCAGCCAATGGGCACTAGTGGACATGAAGGTCAACACGGCGCATTAAGCGGTATGGATCCCAATGACGCTGGAACCGATATAAGTGGCCTAATGGCACTTGTAGGCGATAGCTGGAAAAAATCCGTATAAAAGAAAGGAATTCTAAATATGTCAAAAGTTGTTAGAGCAGAAATCACACCCAAATATTTCGATGAACCCCTCGAGCGTATGATAAAGCGCTTCTCTAAAAAAGTTAAAAAAGAAAGAATTATTGATCTAGTGTTAGAAAAAAGACATTACGAGAAACCTTCCGTTAAGAGAAAACGTGACCAAAAAAGGCGAAAGAAGGTCTTAGATAAGTTGCGCAAAATCCATCGTACTAAAGAGGGTAAGTGATATTTGTGGTATTTCATCAAGTTAGAGACTATTTAGTCTTAGATTTATAAAATTTTAAGGAGTATAATCTATGTCTTCCATGTTAGAACAGGCTATCATTGACGCCGAACAGTTAAAAGAGACCGCTCAACAAACCGCTGAAGAGGCAGTTGTAGAGCGATATCAGGATGAAATCCGTGAAGCGGTAGAAAAGATTTTAGAACAAGAGGAAGACCTGTTTGGAGACATTGGAGATCTGGATCCTGCGCTAGAAGAGGGTGAAGAAACAGACGACGCTGATTTAGAGTTCGTCGACGACCTTCCCTCCGTCCAAACTACCGGAGACGACGAAATAGTAACAATCGATTTAAATCGTCTCGAGGAAATGATGGCCGAAGAAATGGACACAGAAGACGGTCTAGACGTTACTGAGATGGTTGATCGCGAAGACATCGCAGACGATATCGTAGAATCAACGGAAGACGACGAAGAGATGGTCGAACTAGACGAAGCCGATCTAGCCGCAGTACTGGCTGAATTGATGAGCGAGACAGCAGAAGAAGATGCAGAAGATGATCTTGAAGAATCAAATGCAGGTAAAACAACCGCAAAGAAAGCTCGAACTGAAAAGAAAACTATGAAGGATCTCGATAAAGATGCCAAGATGAGAGAAACAGATTGGTCGAAAAAGGTAAAAAAAGAAGCCGTAGAAGAAGATGCAGACGTAGTAGAAGAAGTAGTAGAAGAAGATGGTGATGTTGTAGAAGAAGACAAACGTTCTGGCGCCTCAACGAGCGACAAAGGCAAAGACAAAAAAGATCCCAAAGCTCGCGATTACGTTCGCGGCGGAGATCGCGAAGGCGATGAAGGTGACAGCGGCCGCCCAGATTTCAAGCCCCCCAAAAACAAACGAAAGACACGCCGCCGCGCTGCCAAGAAAATCGACGACCGCGATGATGCAGGCGGTGGTCATGACGATTACAAAGCTGCTAAAAGCAGCCCCAACTTTCCTTATCAAGAGAATCTTGTTAAAGAAACTCAACAAAAAGTCCAACTACTCGAGCAAAAACTCGAAAAGTATGGCAAAATCACTAATAAACTTAAAGAAAAGTTAGAAGAAAGTAACTTGATTAATGCTAAGTTACTTTATCAGAATCGTATTTTGAATAGTGTCTCCTTGAATGAGCGGCAAAAAAATAAAATTGCCGAAGCTATTTCAGATGCAACTACAGTTGGAGAAGCAAAAATTATTTTTGAAACTCTTCAGAGTGCAGTGGGTAGCGTTAAAAAACAAAAACTACCAGAATCACTGAACGAAGTTGTCACTCGTAGCTCTTCAGCATTCTTTCCTCGTAGAGAGGAAACGGTAAAGGCTGATCCTTTTACCGAGAGAATGAGAATTCTCGCTGGATTAGACAAGAAATAAAAAACAAAGGAGAAAATAAAAATGTCTATTTTAAACAAACTTACGGAAGGTATCGTTAATCGCGATATGCGTAAGGAAGGTGCTGCTCTGCTTGATAAGTGGGAGCGCACAGGTCTTCTCGAAGGCCTTCAAGACGACTCTACCAAAAATGGTATGGCTCGCCTACTTGAGAACCAAGCAAAAGAGCTTCTTCGTGAAGCCGCATCGACAATGAGTGGTGGTGATGTAGAGGGCTTCGCAGCCGTCGCATTCCCTATTGTTCGTCGTGTATTTGGTGGTTTGATTGCTAACGATCTCGTTAGTGTTCAGCCAATGAGCCTGCCTTCCGGACTCATTTTCTTTATGGACTTCACGTTCGGCGGTACTGGTACCGGCGCAAACAATGAAAATCCCCGTTTGGGTTTCGCAAATGCGTCTTCCCTCTATGGTGGTGGCAAAGTAGGTTCGGAGATCACAGGCGGTGTTAACTTAGCTGGTGATGACGGAACAGCCGCCGGTCAGTTCTATAACTTGACCAATGGTTATTCCTCTCCAACCGGTTCAGCAACCACAGCGGCGACGGCACTTACTGTCCGAGCATCTGGCACCCTTGGTGCTAATGGAAAGACGGCAAATGTAGGCACCGGCCCCACTGGTGGTGACAGCAGCGGTTTCGGTGGCATGACTGAAGACGCAATCAACGATGTTTTACGCTTTGACCCGGATCTCACTTCCGGTTCTTGTTGGGCCATCGCTGAGTGGACACCATCATCGGCCAATCAATTTAATTTTGATAACCTTACAGCAATTGCTCATAGTTCGTCCATGGATGGAACTACGTCCCCTATTACTTTGGTAAAACGCCTAAGTGCGTTGAGTAAAAGTGCTGATGGTGCGACCACCTCCGACACAATTGTCCGCTTGACTTGGGTCGGCACAGGTAGTGCAATAGCGGTCGAGGATCAAGTAGTTCTTGGCCAGCTATCTTGGGGACAAACTGATAACTTCGAGGCAGCAAGCGCAGTCGGCGCAGTCGTTGGTGAGCTTGCATGGGGCCTCGAAAACAATTCCGAGATTCCCGAGATCAACCTTAAAGTTGATTCCGTGAGCGTTACTGCTCAAACCAAAAAGCTCAAAGCCAAATGGACTCCTGAGCTTGGTCAAGACCTCAACGCATACCATAACTTGGATGCAGAGGTAGAGCTTACTTCAATTCTTTCCGAGCAAATCGCTCTTGAGATTGATCGTGAGATCCTCGAAGACCTCGTTGCAGGCGCAACCGGCGGCACATATTATTGGGCACGCTCACCGGGCCTCTTTGTTAATAAAACAACAGGCGCCGAAGTTGGAGCCAGTTCTGCTGCTCCTGACTTCACCGGTACCGTTTCTGAGTGGTATGAGACTCTTGGCGAGACGATTAATGACGTTTCAGCACAGATTCATCGTAAAACTCTGCGCGGTGGCGCTAACTTTATTGTAACCTCTCCAGAGGTTGCTAACATCCTTGAGTTCACTAGCGGTTTCCGTGCAAACGTAACCGTTGATGATGCTAAAGGCACTGCTGGCACGCAAAAAGTTGGCTCGCTAAGCAAACGCTACGACGTTTATGTCGATCCTTATTTCCCACGTAACTTATGTCTCATCGGTCGTAAGGGAAGCAGCTTCCTAGAGAGCGGTTATGTATACGCTCCTTACGTTCCATTGCAAGTTACTCCCACCATCTTTGGTGTAGAGGACTTTGTACCTCGTAAGGGTGTCATGACTCGTTATGCTAAGAAAATGGTTAGACCTGATATGTATGGTCTCGTCGTTGTTCGCGGCCTTTTAGGTGAGTCTGGCGCAAGCTAAACCAATCTAATTTAGATTAGTTATACGAACCCTAGATCTCTTTTGAGATCTAGGGTTTTTT